CGGTCTGGCAGGTGAGGTTTAGTATGAACGATGATCAAGAAGAAAGGTTAGTGCGTGCGGCAGAACGCATAGCGCGAAGTCTTGAAGCAGTTGAAGATGTGATGCTTTGGCTGCGTGAAGAAATACAACGGCAAGCTGGTGAAACCAGTTACCACGGAGAGGAGTAGCATGACGCCCGAAGCGAAAGTTAAAAAGGTTGTCGTGCAGCAGCTAAAAGAGCTTAGTGCATACTACTTTTATCCAGTGACGGGAGGTTACGGTAGGAGCGGGGTGCCAGACATTGTTGGTTGTTGTAACGGAAGGTTCTTTGGTATCGAGTGTAAAGCAGGAAGTAACAAACCCACTGCACTACAGAAAAGGAATCTTGAGGAGATAGCAGGACAACATGGATTAGCTTTGGTCGTTAATGAAGAGAATATGTGGGATGTAAAAGAGTGGCTCTCAAAAGAAACGGAAACACCTTGGCAATTAGATTTGGATATTAACTAGGAGGACGATATGGCAGCAGGTAGGCCGAACAAAAAAGCAAACGCAGTTAGGAAGCTGCTAGAGAAAGACCCGACAATGAGCGCGGTCAAGATAGCTGAGAAGGTGGGCTGTCACCCATACTATGTGGGCAAGGTCAAGCGCGACATGGGGTTGACGAAGCCAAGAAAGCAGAAACGCAATACTACTGGCAAAAAAACCAAAGGCACACAAAACACAGTAATAGGTGCGCTACCAAAAGCTACGCAGCAGCAAGATTACAGTCGCGGTGGCTTGCTGGATCGGGCGAAAGAGATCATCACCAACGATAGGCAGAACACACACGGCCAGCCCGAAGATAGTTTTCGTAGGATTGCAGATCTATGGAGCGGGTACTTAACAGTAGGTGTCCACGAGCAAGATGTCGCCGTGATGATGGCGCTGGTCAAGGTGGCTCGCATCATGGAGAACCCACAACATGCTGATAATTGGATTGACGGTGCTGGGTACTTCGCTTGTGGTGGAGAGGTGGCACTGAGGAAAAATTAGTATGGATCCCGAGATCGTAACTGAGGTGTATCGCGTCCCTTGCGATGACTGTCTATCTGGGTATTTCGTTACCTATCAGCAGGGTAACTTTACCTACTCTGAGTGCGATAACAGTGATTGTCCTCGTGTAACGGATCTCGAACCAAACTTCTAAGAATTGGCGGCTACTGTTCCAGACTGTTTGAAGACCCCGCCTGAACAAAGCATACAAACTGAGTCCGAGAGGGTGCGAAGCCCTCAACCTAACAGTTCGTTACAGGCATAACATGGAACTTATAACAATAGATTTTGAAACGTACTACGACAAACAGTTTTCTCTAACAAAGTTGACTACTGAAGAGTACGTTAGACATGAAAATTTCGAGGTGATCGGTGTTGGGATCAAAGTTAATAACAATGCTACAGAGTGGGCTAGTGGGACTCACGACCAAATTAGGGAGTATCTCCATACCTTCAATTGGGGAGAATCTATGGTTCTTGCTCACAACACTATGTTTGATGGCGCTATTCTTAGCTGGCTTTTTGATATTCATCCTCGCGTTTGGACTGATACCCTTTGCATCGCTCGTGCTATCCACGGCACAGAAGTTGGAGGAAGTCTCAAAGCGTTGGCTGAACGATATCAAATCGGAGCTAAAGGAACGGAGGTTCTGGCCGCGATAGGTAAGCGGCGGTTGGACTTTTCCGATGAGGAGTTGGAGGTCTACGGGGACTACTGTGTAAATGACGTAGAACTTACCTACCGTTTATTTGGTCTTATGACAAAACAGTTCCCAGTAAAAGAACTGAAAACGATAGACCTGACCCTCCGAATGTTCATCGAGCCGATGCTTGAGCTAGACAAAAACCTGCTTGAGCAGCACCTAGTCGATATCAAACAGCGGAAAGAAGATCTGCTGGAGTCAGTGGGTGTAGATAAAGAAGACCTAATGAGTAATCCCAAGTTTGCGGATGTACTGCGTGGACTTGGGGTCGAACCTCCTACCAAGATAAGTGCGACTACAGGAAAGGAAACCCTTGCGTTTGCCAAGACTGATCAGGGATTCAAAGATTTAGAAGAGCACGCAGATGACAGGGTTCAAGCCCTTGTAGCTGCACGGTTAGGTACAAAGAGCACACTAGAGGAGACTCGAACGGAGCGGTTTTTAAACATCGCTAGTCGGGGCAAGTTGCCCGTACCTGTCCGATACTACGCTGCACACACTGGACGGTGGGGCGGCGATGACAAAATCAATCTTCAGAATCTGCCCAGCCGTGGGCCAAATGGTAAGAAGCTCAAGTCTAGTCTCACAGCGCCAGATGGATACATGCTGGTGGATTGCGACTCATCACAGATTGAAGCCCGTGTTCTGGCTTGGTTAGCAGGCCAGCAGGATCTTGTTATGGCATTCCATAACAACGATGACGTTTACAAGAAAATGGCTATGAGTATCTACAATTTGTCAGACGAGAACCTAGTCACGAAAGATCAACGGTTCGTTGGAAAGACTACGATCCTCGGAGCTGGCTATGGTATGGGTGCCGTGCGGTTCAAGGAGCAGCTTAAATCCTTTGAGTTCGACATCGACTTAGAAGAAGCTCGTCGGATTATCGACGTTTACAGGACAACAAACACCAGTATCAAAGGGTTGTGGAACGAGTGCCAAAGCCTCCTACGCTACATGGTTAGGGGCGAGGCGCTCAATGTAGGGCGCGAAGGCGTGGTTAAAGTTAATCCGCAGCAGTCTGCCATTCAGCTACCGTCAGGGTTGCTTATGCGGTACGATGATCTGCGAATGGAGCGTGATGAGAAGAACAAGATACAGTTCTCATACAAGACGCGACGAGGCCGAAAACATATCTACGGTGGCAAGGTTGTGGAGAACCTATGTCAAGCAATAGCACGTTGCATAATTGCAGAGCAGATGCTAAAAATTTCTAAGCAATACCGCGTAGTTCTGACTGTTCATGACTCTATAGTGTGTTGTGTGCCAGAGAATGAGCTTGATGAATCGCGTGCTTTTATAGAATCTGCAATGAGGTGGGTGCCCGACTGGGCCAAAGGACTACCAGTAAATTGCGAGTCCGGTGTAGGAAAATCCTACGGGGAGTGTGAATGAGCAAGATAGTAAACATAAACGACTATCGACCAGAGGATCTCGTGTTCCATGTAGGTATCGCGGAGATCAACCACAAAGACGGTACAAAAGACTACGATGTAGTTATTTACCAAGACTTCAACGGGGATCAGCAGATGCTACGTATTCCCGAAGATTGCATACTCCAGACTATCAGCGCCCTATGCGAAGCGGGTATGACAATCGCGGAAACGAAAGGCAAGTAATGAGCAGTATATCCCCTTGGTCTTTCAGTAAGATCAAAGCCTTCGAGCAATGCCCACGCAAGTTCTATCACCTACGGGTGGTAAAGGACTACTCCGAACCTGAGACGGAAGCAATGCGTTACGGCACAGAAGTGCACGAAGCAGCAGAAAACTACGTTAGAGATAACGAAGAAATACCAGAGCAGTTTGCTTACATGAAGGAAACCTTAGACGCGCTGAAGTCTAAGCAAGGGGAGAAGCTCTGCGAGTACAAGATGGGCCTCACGGAAAACTTGGAGCCGTGCGGCTTTTACGATGACGATGTGTGGTATCGAGGGATTGCGGATCTAGTGATCCTAGATGCAGAGAACAATCTAGCATGGGTCATCGACTACAAAACTGGGAAAAACGCTAAGTATGCAGACAAGGGCCAGCTAGAGTTGATGGCGCTCTCTATCTTCAAACACTTTCCAGTAGTGAAAACTATTCGTGCGGGCCTGCTATTCGTAGTTTCAAACGAGCTAATAAAAGAAACCTACAAGGTCCACAACCAACCTGAGTTGTGGGAAAGGTGGACCCGCGACTATATCAACATGCAGAAAGCCTACGATGCAGATACGTGGAACCCCAAACCGAGCGGGTTATGCAAGCGGCATTGTGTGGTAATTGAATGTCCTCACAACGGGAAACATTGATATGCCTTACAAGAACAAACCAAGACCATATAAAAAAGAATACAAGCAACAGCAGGCTAGGGGCGAACATGCAGACCGCATGGAACGTCAGCGTGCAAGACGCAAGATGGACAAGACCGGCAAAGACGCTAACAAGAATGGCAAAGCCGACAAGAGAGAAGGTAAAGATGTAGCGCACAATAAGCCTTTGAGTAAGGGGGGCACTAACAAAGATGGTGTGCGTGTACAAAGCCGAAAGCGGAACCGTGCAGCAGGCGGTGCTTTGAGCAAAGGTAAAAAGAAGTAATGAAAGTGATCGACAATCGGGCTTTGCTGCTTAGATTACGCAACCCGCAACGTGTGACAACGATAATCCCTAAAAGCAAACAGCTTGCTGAAAACGAGGTGTTAGTAAAGTGGGGGATTGATGAGACGCAGGTACTACGCAACCTCAACATCAAGGTGCCTTCTCCTATAGAAGGTCATTACGACTGGACCGGACAGTATAAGCCGTTCAAGCACCAAAGGATTACAGCAGCGTTCTTGACTATGAACAAGCGCGGGTTCTGCTTCAACGAGCAAGGGACCGGCAAAACTGCAAGTGCGATATGGGCTTCCGACTTCCTGATCAAACAAGGAAAAGTACGTAGGGTTCTGATTATCTGCCCTCTGTCCATCATGGAATCCGCATGGCGCGACGATATGTTTAAGTTCGCTATGCACCGCAAGGTTGATGTGGCTTACGGTAGCGCAAAGAAGCGCAAGGAGATCATTGAAGGAGACGCCGAGTACGTCATTATTAACTACGATGGTGTGGAGATTGTATCCGATGCCATTGCTGAAGCTGGTTTTGACCTAATCATTGTGGACGAGGCTACGCACTACAAGAACGTGCAGACTCGTAGATGGAAGACGCTTAACAAGCTGATGACCGCTGATAAGTGGTTGTGGATGATGACTGGTACGCCAGCAGCACAAAGCCCCATCGATGCTTTCGGGTTAGCGAAGTTAGTCAACCCGTCAGCAGTGCCTCGTTTGGCTAGTTCTTTCCGAGATCAGGTGATGTACAAAGTTACCCAGTTCCGCTGGGTTCCCAAACCTGATGCTACTGATACGGTGTTTAGGGTATTGCAGCCAGCCATACGGTTCACGAAAGAGGAGTGTTTAGACCTTCCAGAAATGGTCTACACCAAGCGGCAAGTCGAGATGACACCGCAACAAAAGAGATATTACAAACAACTGAAAGAAGAGATGATCCTGCAAGCTGCGGGAGAAGAAGTTACGGCAGCAAACGCAGCAGTCAATATGAACAAGCTCTTGCAGATATCGTCAGGTGCGGTTTACACCAACGCGAAAGAGACGTTGGAGTTCGATGTCAAGCATAGATACAAGGTGCTGCGAGAGGTTATCGACGAGTCAAGCAAGAAAGTTCTGGTGTTCGTACCGTTCCGTCACACTATAGAGATACTCTCGAACAAGCTGACTGAAGACAAGATATCGAACAACGTGATCCACGGTGACATATCTGCCCCGAAACGGACGGAAGCGTTCAGGCAGTTCCAAGACAGCGAAGACCCAAGAGTGCTGATCATACAGCCCCAAGCTGCGGCACATGGTGTAACGCTTACAGCAGCAAATACGGTGGTCTGGTGGGGACCAACAAGCTCCCTCGAAACCTACGCGCAAGCTAATGCTAGGGTGCACAGATCGGGTCAGGACCACAAATGTACGGTCATTCAACTGCAAGGATCGCCCGTAGAACAACGTGTCTACAACTTACTTGATAATAAAATAGACATACACACAAAAATTATTGATCTTTACAAGGAATTACTTGACTAAGCTATAAATAACAACTAGAGTGGACGAAACGACATTGGAGGAGATCGTTATGGGAGATGCAATCCCCGTGGAAAAACTCGTGCGTGTATTCATAAAGATACGTGATGCACGTTCAGCCCTCAAAGCTAAGTTCGATGAAGAGGACGGTGCTTTGAAGGACAAACTAGATACCATCCGACATGCCTTGTTGGAGCATTGCAAGGAGCACGAAGTGGAGAGCGTGCGTACTGCAGCAGGTATCTTCTACCGTTCTGTTAAGAGACGCTACTGGACTAGCGATTGGGAGTCGATGCACAAGTTTATCTTGGAGCATTCGGAACCCTCGCTGTTGGACAAGCGGATTAACCAAACCAATATGAGGCAGTTCTTAGATGACAACCCTGAATTGGTGCCCAAGGGTCTTAATGCAGATACCGAATACACCATTTCAGTGAGGAAAGCCTAATGGAAAGGAAGTTCGTGCAGATCGAAGACATTGCTAGAAAGCTGCAAGTCTCTGTATCAACGATAAGAGCGTGGGTACGTCAGGGGCATATCCCCGAAGACACCTACATAAAGGTAGGTAAAACCTATCGTTTCAGCGAGGAAGATGTCCTCGAATCACTGCTACGTAGGCAACCTACACGGCATTCTGTGGATGATGAAGCGCCAAGCATGGATATGCTAGACGCGATTGACGAAGACTATTAAGGAGAACGGCATGTCAGATATGACAATATTTGAAGCGAAGGGGGCCGTGAGTGCAGAGCTATTCGAGTCACTCAAGGACGTTAATGACAATCTACTTAGCGGTGCGCCAACCGGTAACAAGTCGCGTCGAATTAGCATCAGCGGTGGTAAGTTCAGAGAGTTCGTTGGTGGAGAGCAAGTTGCAGTAAGCAAACAAGACTTCATGAATGTTGTAATTGTAAATGCTGCCCAGATCTCTAGAACCTACTACGCAAGTGAGTACAACCCAGAGAAGGTTGAGCCGCCTACCTGTTGGTCAGCAGACACCAACACACCTGCGAAAGAGGTACCTGAAGATCAGCGTCAGTCAGCACGTTGCATGGATTGCACGCAGAACGTAAAGGGTTCGGGCCAAGGACAGAGCCGTGCTTGCCGATTTGCCCAGCGTATCGCGGTAGTTCTAGAAGACGATTTAGATAA